CAATACGAATATCACTGCCAGAAACTTGAAACTTCGTCCCATCAAACGTCAACCCACTCCCGCTAGTCACCACCTTGCTGCCGTTGAGGTAGAGCACGCCGTTGGCGGTGCCAAGCGGCAGTTCGACGGCGCGGGGGAAGGTGTAGGTGTCCGCCGCCCCAGGCGCACGCAGTTGAGGCGTTGCAGTGTCAAGAGCGATGACTTCAAAGGCTGCCATGATTGGTCCTCAAACGGTGTACGATGTTCCGTTGCTTGACAAAACAGTGTTTGTCACGGTGTACGACGTTCCCGTGCTAGACAACACTGCCAAAAGAACGTTGTAGCTTGTTCCTGCGCTATTAAACACGTTAATGGTGCCCGGCGGTGGCGGCGGCGGCGCTGCGCCAGTGTCAACTCCAAGACCGACAAGCGAGCCCAGGCCGATTGGCAGGCCGTTGCGAAGCGGAATGCCAAAGTAAGACATACCGAGAGATTTCAGTTCTTGTTGATCGGCTCAGCGTACAGCGTGCCACCAGAAGCAATCTGGATGGCGCTGACACGCCACGGCGCACCCGTGCCGCCGGGAACGGCAAACGGAATAGGCGTGTTGGCCGGGATCGGCGTGCCGTTCGTTGAGGTGGCGGTGACGCCTTCACCGACGACGACGTAGGCCGCAGTGGTCGTCCAGACCAGCACACCCTGCGGGCCTGCGGGCCACGGGTTGGTGCTGCCAGCAGTGCCGGTGTACGCCACGGCAGCGGTGGGAAACGAAGGATCGTTTACGGGGCGAAGCAATTCCACGAGGTGTCCTTTCGGGCCATCAGGCCAGGAATTTGAGCTTGTACAGGGTGCTGAGATACAGCCCGACAATCTCGTCAATGATGTTCTGCAGCGGCGTGTCGGACTTGTCGCAGACGTCGTAACGCGTGTCTTCCAGCGTCTTCAGCGAGTCCTGCAAGAACTCCAGCACGCTGTTGGTCTTGGTGGCCTGCTGCAACTCAATCGGCCCGATCAGCCCGTGCCGGCCCTGATACGCCTCGGCGAACTTATCCGCCAAGTCGATGATGCCGTCATAGAACGCGTTCAGCGCGACGTGCTTGGCGTACGAGCGCGTATTGAGGTGCGCAGAGTGCGTTACGTCCCGCGCGAGGAACAGGTGGCCAATGAACGTCTCGCAACTCATACCGGAACTCCTTCGGGCATCGTTTGCGGCGCCCCCAGAATGCCGCCAGGCGAAGCCGGAGCCATCGGCATAAACTGGCGCTGCGCAGCCTGCAGGTCACCCACCGCCATGATATCGCGCATGGTCTGAATAACCATCTCCTGGATCTGCTCGGGCCGCATGCCGGCCTGCACCACGCTCAGGCGCTTCGTCTCGGAGTCGTACTCCTTGATCTTCAACTCCTGCGCTTCCATCGACTGGTTCACGCGCTGGAGCATCTGCATCATGCCCTGCAGTTCCTGCGTCAGCACCTGGATCTGCTGGTTTGCAGCCTGCAAAGCCGGGTCTTCCTGATCCTGCAGCAGCTTCGGGTCAATGGTCTTGCGCAAACGCTCGGCGAGCTCGTCAGCACCCGGCCAATCCATGTTCTTAACGAACAGGTCGCCAGCCACGGCCCACAGCTGCGGCGAGCCCTGCAGAATCTGCGACATGGCGTCCATCGCCTCCTGACGCTTGGTCAAATACGACGGGCCCGTGGTGACCACGACGTCGTACTTGCCGACGCCCGGGTTGTAGATTTTGGCAATGACCACGCCCGACTGGTCTTTGACCTCACGCACCGGCTCGGGCTGCATCGGGTCCAGACGCGCCATCTTGGTCTGGCCGTCCACGCCAATGATGCGGGCGATGCGCTGCGTATCGTAAATCTTCGGAATCAGGTCCACGATCTGCCGCGTGACATAGCGCACCGCCCGGGCCAGATTGTCCACGTAGTGATACGTGCCGGTGTCGGACTGCTTCTCGCGGGCCAGAATGGCTCGGCCGCTGCGCTCGTTGCTCGTAGCGCCCAAGCTGCTATCGTACTGCCCCGTGGTGGCCTTCAGATCGTCCGAGGCGCCCATCTTGGCGGCAATCAAACCCTGCTGGGCCATCGGCGGCTGCGCACGCTGCGGCAGCGGAAACGAGTTGCCGGCGCCGTCAGTGGCGTCAGGATTGACCTCCAGATACGGCCAGTTGGTTGTGTTGGCGGTTTTCCACTGGTGCTCGTAACCCTCAAACTGGCCGCCGTACCCGATAAACGGAGCCTTTGGCGCCAGAGCCAGCATCTCGGCTTCCTGCGACACCCAGTAGTTGTACATCCGCTGGGCGTCCTTGGCATTGCGCACCAAGCCGCTGATGTGGATCTCGCCGTCAACCTCAAACTCGTTGCCGATCACGCGCACCACCGGAATCCACTTGCCGGCCCAGTCGCGCTCCTCGAGGATTTCGTACCCGTTGGTCTTGCACCACTTCACGCGCTGTTGCTCGGCTTGCCGGCTGCGCAGGGGCATCAAGCCCATAGCACGCATCTGCCGGTCCTCTGGCGAATCTTCAAACGCCGTCATGCCGCCGGGGTACAAGTGCAGCGTCTTGAGCTCCTTCTCAATGTAGAAGTATTCCGCAATCCGCACCATGTTCTCGTTTAGCCAGTACCCCGACGTCGAGTCGCCCACGCTGTACGACAGTAGGGTCGAAACCGGCGCGGCTTTGGGGTACAAGCGCTCGTACTCTTTCTTCGTCAGATCCTGCGTGATGAAACAAAACTGCGCGTCAGCACCGCACGGATCTTGGATCAGCGGGTCCATGTACACGCTGAACGAGTTCCGGATGCGCCCGATGCGGATGTCCTGGTCGAACGTGTCGGGGTCGCAATACTCCGTCAGGATGCGGATGTAGCCCTCGCCAAACGTCACCTGGTTTTCGCAGGCCGTGTCGTAAGCAACGTCAGCGTCGGACATGTACTCAATGTGCCGAACGATGCCGTCAAAAATCTCCGCGACTTCCGGATCGGCCTTGTCGTCCGCAGGAATGACCTTGCCGCTGGGGCGGTTCTGGCGCTGGTCGTTGGTGACCGACTTGACGTGCTGCGGCAGCTTGTTGATTGTCAGGCACGGCCTGGCATTGATCGTCTGGCCCTGCACGCTGCCGCGGGTAGCCAGCACGTCCTGCGGCCACTGCCACGAATTGTCCGAACTGCCGGCATAAAACTTCAGATCGTCCAGCTCGTTCTGTCGAGAATTCGACACCGCAGCCTGCGCCATCGTCATACGCTGACGCATCTCGGCCAAAAAATCCGCGTCCTGCTTGCCGCCAGCAGTAGCCACGCGGGCCCCGGCAATGCCGGTGGGGTCAGAGGTGCGGTTGTACGAAGCCATTACTTCTTCTTTGCAGACGCGGGTTTTTGCGCCTCGCGCTTGACACTGTACGCAATGGCAACAGCCTGTTTCTGGGGTTTGCCGGCTTGCATTTCAGCCTTCACGTTCTTGCGAAACGCGGCGGAAGACGCTGATTTCACCAGAGGCATGTCATTTCCCCTTCTTCGCCGTTTTGGCCGACTCTTTGAACGCCTTGGCCGTCGGCGCACCCGCCGAGCCCGGTTTGCGCATTTTTTCACCGCTGCCGGCAGCGATGCGCTCGCGTTTGGCGTGGATGTTGGCGTAAAGGCCCGGTTTTTGCGGCATAGTCAGCACTTCCAGCGTTTCAGAGCGGCCTTGGCCCGCTCGCCGTCCTTGGCTTTTTCGGCCACGGAACTCATACGCGCACAGAACGACTTTTTCCGTGCAGCGTCCGCCTCAGTCTTCGGGCTCGGCGCAGGCGCCTTGAGATTCGACCCCGTTTCGCGGTTATAGCGCTCGCGCCCCTTAGCCGTCAGGCCCGCGCCTTGCGACGTGGGCAATTTCTCGCCCCGGCCGACGCTTAGAGACACGGATTTCTTCGCCATCACCGCTCCCGGAGGCTCTCAGTGAGCCATCCAACCCGCCGAAACCACACCGCGATCACTGATCAAGCGGCGCTGCTCCTTGGCATTGTACTCCCTGTGGGCCAAAGGGAAAGCAAATGTGCATGCCAGCGCGTCGGCAGCGTCCGGCGACGCCAGGCCACGGGCTTTCATGTCCTTCTTTGACTCCAAATACACCGTGCCGCTGCTGTTGGGCTTCGTTTTCGGCCCCGTCAGGTCGGTTTTCAACTGCCTGTCTGCCGGCACATGAGCCGATTTCAGCCAGTCGCGCAGCGCGCCCCACAGTTCGGCGCGCTTGTTGCCCCACATCACGCTGGCCTTGGCCTTCCAGCCAAAATTTACGCCGCGCACCTTGTACCGCTGCTCCGTCAGGCGGTCCAAAATCCCATACCCCAGCCCGCCCTCGTCAATCACCGTCAGCGCAGGCTGAAACTCCTCAATGGCCTCAATGACGTGGCCCACCACGGTCATCGTGTCGTCGCCCCGATACCGCCGAATCGCTACCAAATCACGCCCCTGACGGGCCACGATTACGGTCGAGTCCGCGCCACTGCGCGCAGGGTCTACGCCCAGCACAATCGGCGCCGTGGGATCCTTGTACGCTGGCCGCTTGACCGCGTCGTCCACCAGCCTCGGCGTAATGAACTGGTCTTCGCCGGCAGCAGGAAACTCTCCGTACACCTCAACCCGCGCCTCGCGCGAGTCCTCGCCGTACTCGTCAATGATCTGCTGGTAAACGCGCTGGTCCGTGCCCTCAACGCTGCGGGCATCTATCTGAATGTTCTTCCAGAAGTCCCTCTTGGCGTGAAAACACTCGAAGAAATACCCTTCATTGCGCCGCGGGTTCGAGAACGCCAGCCAATACCTGTCTAGGATGTTCTCCGTAAAAAACCCCGCGCCCACCGCCCAGATCGGATCCGGGATACCCGACGCCTCGTCGAATATCAGCATCATCCCGTCCATGTTGTGAGTGCCGGCATACGCGTCCGGGTTTTCCTCACTCCACAGCCGGCCTTCGGCTGCCCAGTAACGGGTGCCCTTCTTCAAATCCCGCTCAACAATCTGCGTCAGCCACTGCGCCGGCATGAGCTTCGTCGCGCTGATTTCCCACCAGTGCGAATTGATCAGCATC